AGCAGATGATCTTATTAGCGACTACCTTTTCCTCCTCCAGGTTAGTCCCTGCTGCCCCGTCCTCTGTTTCAACGCCGGAGCCCTCCTTCTTTTTCTGGTCAGGCGTGTTTCCTTCCCCGTTTCCCCCGCCGATCCTGTCCTCAAATGCCTTTAAAACATCTTCCTCGGATGCCTCTTCGGGCAGCCCTAACAATGCTGCCAGCTTTTTTAATAATGTTTCCATGCCGGTTCCTCCTTCTTTTTCGCCGTCTGATCCTTTATTTACTACTGCAAACATATGGTCGATCGCCGGTGTATTGGTCAATGCACCGGAGTGCATCACAACCGCCTTATTGTCGCTGCGCCTTACCAGGACGACCGGGGACAGATAGCGGTATTCCCGGTTCTTTAAATATTCCTTTGCCCTGGGAGTCCATTCTACCTTTGCGGCAATGGCATCCTCCTGGAGGATCAGATCCTTCACCCATCCTGCAGCCGGTGCCTGTACATCCTTTAACGTCTGGTGCTCATAATCGATCACAAGATCCAGTCCCCGTTCCAGAAACCGGCGGCGCATCAGGTCAAAGCTCTCCTGGTCTACCTCAAAGTCACCCTTTTCGCTACGGACGTGTCCCAGCGGCAGTAATTTGATCACTTCCGGTGCGTCTTTCAGCTCCACGCTTTCGCCTTTTAACTGGTAATACTCCATGTTCCAGTCCTCCTTGTCTTGTTTCCCTTCGCAGGACGGCGATTAACGCCGTCAATGCTGTTATTAACGCCCCTGTTCCATCTCGGACGGGCAATTTACCACCTGATGCCCTAAGTTGCCTTATTTTGCCGTTTAGCGGCCTGGGATCTGTAAGCCCGTTTCAGGGCCTCCGGGTATCCTTCCAGATCCGGCTTAAACGGACGTTTGGCCGGGTTATGCCGGAAGCTCGGATCCGGAAGGACCTGCACGATTCTGCCGTCCCCGATGTCCGCAGCCTGGGGCGCTTCCGTTTCGACCTTCAGCCCCCGCTCTTTGACCTGCCTGGCTGACAGCGTGGTGACGGTACAGCGGCACCGGAACCCATTGGGGGGATACCATGTATCCCAGACCGGGGAATCCGCCGGGAAAACCCTGCCGTCCATTGCCAGGTGCGACGGGCGGGTATGGCTGTCATTGACCGCGTCATACTGCCAGTACGGGCGCAGGCGCATCACATCCGGATCTGTCATCTGCTCATAATGGCCTGCCTGGTAGGCGGTCTGGATATTGGTCCGGAAAATGTTGTCTGCCTGGAAGGGGGTAAGCCCTTCATATCCCTGCCGCTCCAGGAACCCACTCATGGACTGCCTGAACTGCTCCATGGTGGTCCCGTTTTCCAGGGCGTCCAGCAGCTCGTCATAAAATTTTTTGATGATCTGGGCTTCCGTGTAGCCGGATACGGTAAATGCCAGGGCCCTGTAGTGGTCTGCCAGATCATAAAAGACACCGGCAGTCACCGGGACTTTTTTGTCAAAGTAGCTGACCGCTTCCTCAAAACGGAACTCCCCTCCATGGACGATCCGGCTGATCTCCTCATCACTCATGCTCCATCCCCCTGCCTTCCAGGTCTGCCAAAAGCATCGTACGAGCAAGCAGCTCCTCAAAGTCCCCTGCCCTCATATCCTTTAACAGGCCTTTCAATATGGTCTCGTTTTCGCACTGTGCTTTCAGTTCTTCCAAGCTCTGCGCATCTTTTACCATTTTTAAGACAGGGGCAAACATGGCCTTAAACGCCGGGGCGTTCTGCCGTATCGCCTGGTCTGCGATCTGGTCAATGCGTTCCTGGCTCCCTCCGCTGGGACTGGCCTTGAATGCCTTAAATGCAGCCGGCTGCGGATCGGTTCGCACCACCTGGGAGAACGGGACTGCTACCGGCTCCCCGTCCTCCGGCTTAGGGATCGCAAACTTCTTATACAGGTACGCAGTCGGGACCGGAAGGCCCACCTGTGATACCAGCGTGGAGATCACTTCCGACAGGTCTTTCAAGTTTTCGCTCTCCTCACAGTCAAAACGCAGGTATGGGATCCGGTCGTTCTCTCCAAAGTTGTAATACACCAGCGGGCGGATCAGGTCACGTCTCAGCGTGGTGGCTAACGCCTTGCAGTCTGCCACCGTCAGGTCATGGCGTACCTCATTGTGGGTCTTGCTCTGCGCGTAGCTGCCGCCTCCAGAGTCACTGGTGAGCGTCTGCCCCAGGATGGCCTTGCTGATCTGCTCATCGGCATAACGTGCCAGGCGTTCAAACAGATCGACCGAACCGGTCTTTTCTGTGGTGATGAACTCGATCTCTGTCCCGTCCGGGATAATGCCGGATGCATCTGCCCCGATCTGGCGCAGCGCCCGCATCAATGCCTTTTTATCGTCCTGGCTGGCTCCCTGGGAATATTTCCCCAGACGGAGCGGGATCCCGTAGACCTCACAGAAGCTCACCCAGTCCTTGACCGTGTAATTTTTAAACATATACATCCAGGATATGATCCTTAAAACGCCTGCCCTGGATGCATGCCCGCTTTTGGCCTTATACCGGTGTACCACAAATTTATTGCATGGGAGCAGGATCCCTTCCGGGCTGTCCTTCGTTCTGACCTTAAAGCTGTCGTCCAGGCTGTCCCAGAAAAAACGCTTCTGGTGGCGTGACCTCAGCTCTTTTATGACGGTTCTGCCATCCTTGAAGCCCCACATGATCTCACTGACAGCAAACCCCTTTCCGATCGCATCCAGAAGGTCGATCAGATCCTCTTCAAACCCTTCCAGGCTGTTTAAGGCCTGCTCCACAAAGTCTGCGATCTCCTTGTCCCGCTCATCATTGGGGTCAAAAGGGATCACCTCATAATCCAGGCCGGCCACCGCCTGCTTTCGGGTCTGTAACTGGCTGAACAGGTGGGGATCCTTCTCTTCCATCTCTTCAAACAGCTCGGACTGCCTGAGGACGTCCCCTCCATCCCCTTCCCGCAGGATGGATGCCAGCTTTTCCGGCGTCAGGCCGTTGCTGGGATAGTCGGAATATTTGTCTGTTACCTGGGAGGGGGACAGCTCCACCAGTTCCGGACGCCGGATCACGGCTTTCCCTTTGTTCTTTTCTTTCTTCCTGCTCATCTGCCTCCACCTCCTTAATAGGCCCCGGTTCCAAACCGCATGGAGCGGTGCTCCACGCTCTGATAGTCACCTGCTGTCCCGCCCTGTATGGCTAACGCCAGTTTGACCACCATCTCCAGGGCATCCGGCCCGTCGTCATTTTTCCCCATGGGATACTCGGACATCTGCTTTAACAGCGTCTTATGTCGTCTGGAAAATTTGATATACCCATTCTTTACAAAAGGCTGAAGGGACTGGATCCGGGCATCCTTGTTTTTTATGCTGTTGATCTCCTCGATCGGCAGGTACTCCCCTGCCTGCGCAGACCGCTGCCGCATGATCTCGGCAAAATAGGCCTGGAACTGGACCGTCTCCACTCCAAACTTTGTGTATCCCCGTCCATAGTCCCGTTTCATCCGCCTGGAGGTTTCCAGAGCATCGTCAATGATCTGGTCGGGCTTGCGCTTCTCAATATCCGCCAGCGCAACATACAGATACCCCGACCGTACATCCTTGGCAACGGTGATGATCGCACTGGTATCCGACTTCTTGTTTTTTCCCAGGGATGGGTCATTGCCGCCGACAAAGAGGAAACGCGGGTCGGAAAAGTCGGGCGGGATTTTCCCCTCATCGTCATAGTAATCAAACCACTCCTCGTTAAAAGCGCAGCTTTCCGGATCGATGGGGTCATTCTGGATCTCGGAATTAAATGCCGCCTCGCCGTCAGATACCCGGTCAACCATCAGCTTGTAATAGCTGTTCTTTTCCTCCCACAGCACTTTCGTGCCTTTCAGCATTTCGGCTTCGTTTGCCTTAAAAAATGCAAGGGCGTCTGCTTTATGGTCCGGGTTCTCCAGATCGGTATAGATGGCTTCCCATGCATCCCACAGCTGGGTATTTTCCGCAAACTGGATCACGCCCCGGTATTTGCGGGTATCGTACTCCGGGTTTTTGGATACGTTGGCAAGCAGGGAGTCAAAATGCAGCAGGGTCCCGATATACACAATGTCCGTATAGGTATCGCCTGCCTTGCTGACCGCTTTGTAATACCAGTTCCGCAGTTTCCTGCGCTGGTCCGGTGTGGCGACATTCTCATCATTCTCCAGATCGTCACACAGCATCAGGTCCGGCCTCCACTGTTTATGCTTCCGTCCACGGACTTTTTTACCGGATCCAATGGCTTCGATCTTCGTCCCGTTGTCAAATAAAATGACTGAGGACTTCCAGACTTTTCCCTTCTGGTTTCCAAAATCTTCCCGGATTGCACCGTTTTCCTCGATCTCGTCCTTGATCCCTGCCAAAAATCCTTCCGCCTGCTCGGAGCTGTCCGACAGCAGGATGATATAATGCTTGTATCCGTACAGGGATGCATGCAGGCTGTCCTTGAAAGTAAAGGTCGTGGTCTTTGCATGTCCACGGGGGGCCTGTATCGCCTTACGGCAGCCCTCCATGCGGGAAATGCGCTTTGCCTGTTCCAGGGGGTTCATCCCTTTCATCACCCCGTTTATCCACACCTCATCCAGTTCTTTGTGGAAAGCCGGTGACGGATTGACAAAGTAATGGGACAGATAGGCCCTGCCGAAATATTCCAGGTCAAAGGCAGCCAGCTGCCTCCGCAGCCCCTTTTGGCCGGTCAGCCCTGCCCCTTCCTGGTACAGCTTCCAGAGGCGTCTGCGCTCCCCCGGTTCGTTCCCGCCCCGCAGGACATACTTTTTAAAAAGCTCCTGCTGGTACGCTTCGTTGGCAGCGGCTTCCCTGTCTTCATCTGCTTCCAGGTGCTCAATAAACGCATTTAATTTATCCATCTTCCCTCAGTACCTTCTCCTTTGCCCGTAACAATATGCCATGCAGCTCATCCTTCAGCTCCGGATCCTGGCGGATCGCCGCCATCAGCTCCGTTTCCATCTCCTCAAAGGCAAGCTCGGCCCGTTTTTTCATATCCTGCCTGACCTTCTTCTCATAGGTCGCTGCCCGGTTCAGGCTTGCGATCAGACGTCCTGCCTTGTCAAGGGGCATTTCCGCAAAGTCCTCCTCCGCAGTGCTGACCCGCTGCATCAGGCCGTCCATCAGAACCATGCTGGCC